CGCCGGACGTGCAGAAACAGCTGGCCCGGGCTCGCTTTGAACTGCCCCGGCTGAGTGAGGTATACGGGGAGCCCTTTGTTCTTCAGCTGAAGGGCATGCCCTACGGCAGGGCCCTGGAGATTAAGGACATGGCCAACAGCGAGTTGCAGACCGTATTGGCGGGGGATGACAGCGGGATCTGGAAGTCGGACAAGCTCCAGCGGAAATTTGGAGTGACCACCCCCGCGGAATTGGTGACCCATCTGCTGCAGCCTGGCGAGATCCGAGCAGTATCGGTGGCGGTGGAGCAGCTGTCCGGTTTCCGAAAACCGGTGCTGCGGCCTATGGATGAGCCGCAGCCCTCCATCGAAGAGATGGTGTCTGAGGACATTGAAAAAAACTGACCGAGGGCGGGGATGGCGAGCTGACACTCATGTATCTTCTGTTTCGGGATAAGGGGTGGGCCCCGGGCCAGTACTGGGGCCTGCCCGCCGGAGAAAAGGCCCTGGTACGGGGCTTCCTGATCCGGGAGCTGAAGCAGAGAGCGGAGGCACGGCGGCGCTGACCTGCCCATGCCCACCCAGGAGGTGAACGACATGCCGGAGGCCAGTATCCTGGTTACTCTGCGAGACCAATATAGCCCCGGCGTCCAGGCCATGCGCAGCGCCAACTCCAGCTTTGGAAAAAGTCTGGAGGAGACCCAGCAGAAAGCGCAGGCCTACCAGACCCGGCTGTCCGGGCTGGTGAAACAGCAGGGCGAGCTGCAGGTGCAGCTGGTGGACGCAAAAAAGGCTCTGAAAGAGGCGGAGTCGGCCTATAAGGCTACCGGAGAGGCCGCCGACGCAGATGCCCTGGCCAGTGCAAAAGAGAAGTATGAGGCTCTGAATGCGGTGATGAAAGAGACCGTTCAGGCCTCCAAAGACACACAAAATGCGCTGCGGAACCTGGAGAGTCAAAGCAGCAGCCTCTCCCGTCAGAGCGGAAGCGAAAGCGGACTGTTGTCCGCCCTGAGTCAAGCCGGGCTGCTCAAAATGGCTGGGGATGCAGCAGGAGAGTGGGCTAACACATTGGTGGGATCCGCTTTCGGCAGCGATGCCGGCAGCCTGTTTTCCGGTGCTCTGACCGGGGCAGCCAGCGGGGCTGCTCTGGGCTCCTTTTTGCCCGGTATCGGCACCGCAATTGGAGCTGTCATCGGCGGCGGAATTGGCTTGGCCTCCGCCGGCAGCCAGATTTACCAGCAGCGGGATGAGGCGTTTAAAAGCTATGTCCAGGAGGCAACTCAGGAACAGATGGATGGATTGACCTCGTCCATCTCTTCCGGAAGTGCCACAGCGGCCCAGCGAGAGCTGGATGCCATTGCGTTCAATAAGCTGTTGGGTGAGGGGACAGGAGATGACTTCCTGGCCCGCCTGCGTACATTGGCGGCAGACACCCCCATGGAATACAGCGACCTGACAATGATGTCCAGGGCCCTGGCTACTGGATTTGGCAGCGACCCAGACCGAATGCTGTCCCTGATGACGGGGATCGGCAACGCGGGCAGTGCAGTCGGAACAGACGCCAACGGGATGACTGTTATGGCCCAGGCTCTGAGCCGGATGGAGTCCAGCAACAAGGCAACCCTGGAGTACCTTAACATGTTCCAGGAGCGCGGGATTGACGTCATCGGTATGCTAGCCAACGCCCTGAACACAGATCAGGGCGGGATTTACGACATGATCTCCAAGGGCAGTATCTCTGGTACCCAGGCGGTGGACATCATCCAGCAGGGGCTGGATCAGTACTCCGGAGCTATGGATGAGATGGCCCAGACCTTCAGCGGACTGGAGTCCACCTTGTCCGACGCTCAGGCCGAGCTGGATAACGCCTACGGCGAGGGGTACAACGAGACCCGGAAGCAGGGGCTGCAGGAGGAGATCAACTGGCTGTCTGGTGAGAGCGGCGCCATCATCCAGGAGGCCAACCGGGCCATGGGCGCCTGGCAGGCGGAGCTGGAAAACAGCAAGGAACAATATGTCCGGGATGCCATGGAGGCAGTGATCAACTCCGATGACTATAAGGCCGCCATGGCAGAAGGCAGTGACGAGGGTTATGCCGAGGCGGGCCGGATGCTCATGGAAGCCAAAGTCCGTGGCATGAACGAGTATAACGCCAGCGAAGGTGCCCAGTTGATGCTGGAGTATGAGATGGCCCTTGCGGAGACGATCCGGGAGGACGCATCCACCAACAGCGCATACTGGGATGCCGGATATCGCAAGGGGCAGGAGTACAGCAAAGGATTGGTGGCTGGCCAGGCAGCCTCTACCGGTTTCAACCTGTTCAACCAAAGTGACGCTGAGAGGTTCAATGAGGAGGCTTTTGCCACCCAGGATGCCATCTGGTCTAAACTCAACGGTTATGCCACCGGTCTGGGCCGCGTCCCCTATGACAACAACCCCGCCCTCCGTCACGAAGGAGAGCGGGTGCTCACCGCGGCCGAGGCCCGGAGCTACAACCAAGGCGGCGCCGGCGGTGTACAGATCGTCATGAACGGTACAGTGATCCGGGAAGACGCCGATATTGACCGGGTGGCCCAGGCCCTGCTGGAGAAGCTTCGGCAGGCCAAGACAGCGGGGGTGTACCGATGAGCCTGGTATTTTCTTTTCTGGCAGATGGCGAGGAGCTGCAGCTCCCCGTTTCGCCTGTCCCTTTTGGCTGGGGTGCCGGCCAGACGGCCCGGGAGATCACGGTCAATGGCACCGGCCTGGTCTATCTGCCCGGCGACCCGGCGGCCCACTCCGGACAGCTGGAGTTTTTGCTCCCCGCCCGGGAGTACCCGTTTCTGGCCGCCGGTGCGGTGCGGGACCCTTATTACTACATCAACAAGCTACAGGCCTGGGCCACAGGGCGCAAGATTGTGCGCTATGTGGTGCCAGGCGTGGTCAATGAGCGGGTCATCATCGAAGAGGTGACCTTTGAGGAGCGGGACGGTACCGGCGATGTCTACGCTAAGGTATATCTGAAGGCCTCCCCGGAGCTGAAAGCGGTGACCACCGAGGCCAGCACGGGGGCCGGAACAAACAGCGGCCGGGGTGAGCCGGAGGAAGTGCCGGCCGCTCAGACCTACACCGTGGTCACCGGGGACTGCCTGTCTGTCATCTGCCGCCGGTTTTATGGGAACGGTACCGCTAAGTACTACAACGCCCTGGCAGCCTACAACGGCATTCAAAATCCGCACCTCATCTTCCCAGGGCAAGTGCTGACCATTCCGTCCAAGGCCCAACTGGGGGTGAGCGGATGATCATGACCATTACCAGCGGTTCCACCACAGTGGAGAACGCCTGGGGCTTGGTAGGTAATGTGGTTTGGAGCGGGGACAAGCAACGGGCTGCTCGTACGCTGAGCTTTAATCTGGCCACCAGTCAGGCAGACCCAAACCTGCCGGCAGTAGAGTGCCCGGTAGGGGCCACCGTAAGCTTCTGGGATGACAATAAGACCCCGGTCTTTCAGGGACAGGTAGTGACCCGCCAATTGGAGGACACCCAGGCCATGGTACCCATCGTGGCCCACGACCGAGGGAGATTTCTGGCGGGCAACGATGGTACCGAAAAGATCCGGGATGAGACCCCGGAGTCGGCGGTGGCCCGGATCTGTGCAAATTATGGGATCCCTGTGGGGAAGCTGGCCGCCACCGGGGTGTCGGTGCGGCGCAAGTTTGTGAAGACCTCTCTGTGGAACATTGTCACCAGCCTGTATACCCTGGCGTCCAGACAGACCGGGCAGCAGTACATGGTCCGCTTTGAGTGGGACAAGTTGGTGGTGTCGGTGCGCAGCGAGTCGGCAGAGAACCTGGTGATCCAGCCCCAGTCCAACCTGCTGACCTCCCGCACGGTGGAGTCCATTGAGGACATGCGCAACAGTGTGGGAATCTACGACAAGGACGGCAACCGACTGTCCACCGTTCAAGACGAGGACGCGGTAGCCCTGTATGGCCTGCTGGAGAAACACATTACCCAGCAGGATGGTCAGGATGCCCAGCAGGAGGCAAAGCAGATCCTGCGGGACCAGGGGCTGAGCCAGACCATCTCAGTGAGCTGTATGGGAGACCTGCGGCTCACCACCGGCAAGACCGTGGTGGTGCGCCAGCCGGTGACCGGCCTGTCCGGGGTGCTGTGGATCGAGAGCGACCAGCATGTGTGGAATGGCGGCAACTACACCACAAACCTGACCTTGAACCTGAGAAACCTGATGTATGAAACCGAGACGGGGAGTGAGCTGAAATGAGTCAACAGGATCCCTATGCCGGGATGCTGCTGGAAATGCAGGATCAGGCTGTGAACGTACAGCCTCCCGGATGGTGTCTGGGCCGGGTTAAGGCCATTGGACCAGGGCGGCTGCTCATTCAGGCCAACGGCATGACGCTGGACGAGGAGGATCTGAGGGTAAATCCAAAGCTGTTATACGATGCGCAGGAGCGTGTGAGGATCACCTTTACTGAAGACGGAGGTGAGGTCACGCTGGGAGTGTATGCAACGGTGGAGTCGGAGACAATCTGCAACCCGGGTCAGCGTACGCCGTTGGGCTTGTATGGGCTTCCAGGGTATCTGTCTGGTACTGTGAAAGCCACCATTACCACCCAGTACCTGCAGGTGGGAGATCAGGTAGTGCTGCTGCCCGATCAGGAGGGGCAAATTTATTATGTACTTTGTAAGGTGGTGGGGTTATGAGCCTATTTCCTTTGATCCAGGCTCCCAGTGAGGGAAGCCAGACCAGCGCTGCCCTGCCCCTGTATCGGGAGGTGGCCTGGGACTTTGAAGCCGACCGACCCAAGTGGCGCAACGGCAGCCCCGTGTGGGTCACCGGCGCCCAGGCGGTGGCCACCTGGGTGTGGAACACCCTGCATTATGTGCGCACCTCTCTGGATCTCTTTTCCTGGGACTGGGGTAACGAGCTGCAGCTGCTCACCGGCCGGCCGTTCTCCCAAGCGGTGAAGGAATCGGAGGCGGTACGCTATGTGCGGGACTGCCTGACCGTCAATCCATACATTACCGACGTGCGGCAGATCTCAGTGGACTTTTCCGGGTCCACCATCGCCATTTGCTGTGCGGTAGATACCATTTACGGGGAGGTGGAAGTCAATGCCACTGGACTTTGACGCGCTGATCCAGGACGTGAGTCCGGAGAACCTGAAAGCAGCCATGAAGCAGGGATTGGCAGAGTCTGGGGTGTCCGTGGACACCCGGGAGGGCTCCTATACGGACCTGCTTTATTCCCAGGCGGCCTACCAGATCTATCGGGGCCTGGCCTATCATCCTACTTTATTGGCGGCCGCTGTGCCCAGTGAGGAGTCCGGGCCCTATCTGGACCGCTTTGGGGACATGTACGGTCTCCACCGTACCCCGTCGGCTACGGCCTATGTGGTGCTGACCTTTACCGGGGATGAGGGCTCTGTGATCCCAAAGGGCACGGTGGCTGTCTCCGCCAGCGGCCTGCGCTTCACTACCGATCTGGCGGCCGCCATCACCGACGGGACGGCACAGGTGCCGGCCACGGCGGGACAGCCGGGGGAGATCTACAACGTGGAGGTGGGTACCGTCACCCGGCTGGCGGTGAGCCTGGCCGGGATCGACCAGGGGACCAATGAAACGCCGGGAGAGGGAGGGGCGGACAAGGGGAGGGACGCTTCTTTCTACGACCGGGTCCACACCTTTCTGTCCGAGCCGGGGGCGTCCGGCAATATCAAC